TCCTAATAGAGTAAAGGAGCATGTGTTTAATCCTCTGTCTCGTCAGCAGGTAGCACAGTTCCTAATCTCTAGGGGATGGATACCAACGGCAACTACACCGACAGGTAAACCCCGTGTTGATGAATCTATTCTACAAGAGATACCAGATATTAAGGAAGCATACCAGATAGCCAAGCTCTATAGATTACAGAAGCTTCTTGCTATGCTCTATGATGGCAAAGAGGGATGGCTGAAACTTGTAAAGGATGATAGACTTCACCCTCGGTTGAAAACTGTGGGTACTGTCTCTGGACGCACATCCTGTGTTAGTCCGAATCTTCAGCAGGTTCCTAGTCCACGCTTAGCTTATGGCAAGGAGTGTCGAGAACTCTTCTATGCAGAGGATGCTCAGATGCCCGTCGGTGTGGATGCAAAGAGTCTTGCAGTCCGGGGCTTAGCGCATTATCTTTCTCTATACGATAGTGGTGAATTTGCTGAAGAGGTTATCGCTGGTGATATCCATGCTGCTAATGCAAAGATGATGGCATGTGATAGACAGGTAGCAAAGAACACATTCTTCGCATTGATCTACGGAGCATCCAGACAGAAGATTGCTGACATGCTTGGGTATACAGTTGCAGAAGCTTCAGACCTTGTTTCTGATCTATATGAGAGGAGACCAGCAATGAAGAAGCTGATGACTGCCGTGAAAGATAGAGCACTATCGTATGGGTATCTGAAAGGATTAGATGGAAGACGACTGTATCCACGGTCCATACATAGTAGTGTTAACCTGCTTATTCAAGCAGCAGGGGCGTGTGTCTCTAAGCTGGCTGCATTGAATATGCATCAAACCTTGGTGGATCACTGGATGGATGTCTATGATATAGGACTCGTGGGCTTTATCCATGATGAGATCATCATTGAAGTGCCAGAAGATACAGCAGAAGCTATCGTTATTGCTGGAGTTTCCTCATTCAAGAAGACTACAGGGCAGTTAGAACTGCGCTGTCCTATGGATGGGGACGGACGAATTGGAAAAACGTGGTATGATATTCACTAGATTATAAATATGAATAAACAAGAAGAAAAATATATAGACTCATTTGAGCCTGACTTTGATCCTGATCAATTACTATTAATTGATGCTGATATTATGTATCATCGCTCAGCCTATAGTGTAGAGAGGACATTTGACTTCGGAGGAAAAGAACCTAAACGGTTTACCGATGATGCTGAAGTCATAGCTCTCTTTACGAATCTGCTGCGTGGTGTGTGTAAGAACCTAGCCACTACACGTTTCATCCTGTGCTGGACGTTAAAGAAGAACTACAGAACAAAGGTGGACTCAAGCTATAAAGCGAATCGGGTGAACATCCGCAGACCTACGTGCTCTGATGAGGCGAAGGAATTTCTGATGCGTACATATCCAAGCATCGCTGTAGATGGATTAGAGGCTGATGATCTTATGGGATTAAACTCCGGTTCTTCTACTATTATTGTTTCTGATGATAAGGATCTTCTCACAATTGCTGGGTTACATTATCAGCCCCGGAAACCAGCGCGGGGTGTGTTCGGTGTTACACATAAGGAGGCAGACTATCTGCTATATACACAAATTCTTATTGGGGATCGTGCCGATGGGTACACTGGTATCCCCGGTGTTGGACCGAAAAAGGCCGAAAAAATTCTGGAGGCTGGAGGAGTTAATTGGAGAACTATCTTAAAAGCCTACGAAGACTATGGACTACACAACGAAGATGCCCTAATAACAGCAAGACTTGCACGAATCCTACGAACAGTAGAATACGATTGGACGGAGGACAGGCCGATACTCGGGAGCCCAGTAGGAAACCTAAAATAACAAGTAGAATTACATACCTGTCGTTACAGACGAGTCGTGATCCAAAGAAGATTGAATATGGTATAACGATACTAATAAAAGATTCAAACAATAATGAATATACCTTTCGTAGTGCTAAGGTATATAAGTATGATGAGTCCGGGAAAGCCCACTTTGATCTAGAAGTGCTACAAGACCAGGACATCTAAGAATGACCCAATTATCAGAATCAGTATTAGAAGTGCTAAGGAACCATGAAAGGCTCTGCGACCATGCGTATGATATTCTCCACGATAAGATCAAGAATTACTCAGGTGATGGTGATGCCTTTACGAACTTTCGTAGGGTCGAGCAACTCCAGATCTGCACAACAGAGACGGGAATCCTCGCTCGTATTGCGGACAAATTTGGCAGACTCATCACCCATGTCAATAGTGAAGGAGGCTTGGTTGGTGATGAAACCTTTACTGACAGTGTTCATGATCTTATTAATTACCTCGTGTTCCTACATTGTATTGTTTCTGGCAGTGATGTAGATGACTGAGATACAAGAAGAACTAAAAGACTTTAGGAATTTCCTATATGTAACATGGAAACACCTGGGTCTTCCTGATCCCACACCAGTACAGTATGATATTGCAGAATATCTACAGCATGGACCTAGACGAAGAATGGTTCAAGCGTTTCGAGGTGTAGGTAAATCATGGATCACATCTGCCTTTGTTCTTTGGACTTTATATCTTGATCCAGAGAAGAAAGTTCTCGTTGTATCAGCCTCCAAGTCAAGGGCTGATGACTTTTCCACCTTCTGTCATAGACTTGTACGGGAGATGCCCGTACTCAAACACCTTATTCCAAATGAAGATCAAAGAACATCTAAGATTGCGTGGGATGTTGGTCCAACCTCCGCAGCCCATTCTCCTTCTTGTAAGTCTGTTGGCATTACTGGTCAGCTTACTGGTAGCCGCGCCGATCTTATTGTTGCTGATGATGTGGAGGTGCCTGGGAACAGCAGCACAGTGGGTGCGAGGTCTAAACTGGCAGACTCTGTTAAAGAATTTGAAGCAATCATTAAACCCGAAGTAGGAGAAATTGTTTTTCTTGGAACACCGCAATCTCAAGAATCTATATATACTGAACTCTCAGCTCGTAACTATGATGTCAGAATTTATCCAGCGAGAATTCCCGATGATGAAAAGATCTACGAGGGAATGCTTGCTGAGTATGTCAACGACCTTGAAGGAGGTGCTGGAACTCCAACAGACCCTGATAGATTCTCTGATGAAGAGCTACAAGATCGAGAAGCCTCCTATGGACGAACAGGATTCCAACTCCAGTTCCAACTAGATGTTCGGCTTAGCGATCTTGATCGTTATCCTCTACGTATATCTGATCTTATTGTTATGGATACCGACCCACTCCTGGGTCCAGAGAAAATCGTATGGGGCACACAAGAAGAGTGGATTGGACTACCAAACCTCGGCTTTAAACGGGATAAGTTCTACAGACCACAACGACTTGTGGGCGAGATCATTCCGTACTCTGGATCGGTCATGGCTATCGACCCAAGTGGACGAGGCAAAGATGAAACTGCCTGGGCAATCGTAAAGTATTTAAATGGTTATCTCTACCTCGTAGATTGGGGAGGAACCACTGAAGGATTTACGGAGCCGGTGATGCGTGGTCTAGCTACCTATGCTAAACAATATGAAGTAAACCTCATACTCACTGAGTCAAACTACGGTGGGGGTATGTTCAGTGAGCTACTCAAGCCCCACTTACATGAGCTATATCCATGTACAATTGAGGAGGTAACGGCGATGACACACAAAGAGAAGCGCATAGCAGACACGTTGGAGCCAGTCATGAATCAGCACCGGCTCTGCATAAACGCAGAAGCGATCAAGAAGGATTACAATCAGACGCTGCTGCTTCCACCGGACATCGCAACACAGTACAGTCTCATGTACCAGTTGTCTCACCTTACAAGGGAGAAGCGTAGCCTAGATCATGATGATAAGCTAGATGCTGTAGCTATGGCAGTAGCATACTGGGCTGAGTCTATGGCTAAGAATGCTGATGAGGCTATTAAAGATAGACGAGATGACCGACTCCAAGATGAGCTAGATAAGATGTTTGATATCCTTGCTCCTAGAAATGGAAGAGAACATAGGTCAGATGGATGGTTCGACGTTTAGCCCGTCTTTTTATCTTCATCTACGACAGTAGTGAAAGGAAGAATCTCATTAAGAGTACCAATAGGTGTATCTTCGGGGGTATCTACAGAGATGCCGTGGTCTTTCAGGACTTGACGAGCAACATTCAGGTCTTGTGTGGTGTATTCCCCGCTCTCAATCCGGTCGATCAGGGTAGAGATGAGAAGTTCCCAGAGTTTTTTAAGAGGATCCATGATAGATTTTAATATGAATTTAAATGATACGAGTGATAGGTATGGAGAAGATGATAGCGAGGAGGGACGAAAAGAAGCCCCCGTTATGATGGCTGAACTCGTAATAACTAATAAACTTCTAGAGAATGTAATCGGTGATGCGGCAGAAAGACTGCAAACAATCAGACAGATGGCAATTCTAGGACTAGATATGGAAGATGACCCTAAATCATATCACTTCTTATTTAAAGCAATTAAGAAGGTAGCGATGTATCCAATGACTTCAACACTTTTTGAGGAAGACTTCGATGACGAATGAGATAAACCACCTAGAAGCAGAGTTACGTAGAGTATCCAGACGGTTAGATGCGAGGGAGTCTATAGAATCCTTAGTGCTTCGACGAGTAGACGATGCACTTAATGGGTTCACATGGTCACCCCCGAACCTACCGAGAAAAGATAAGAGAAAAATAAAAGAGCAAGAAACCTGTGTGGTTCATATTAGTGATACACAGATTGGAAAGAAAACTCCGACATATGATTTCACAGTAGCAGCTACACGCATGAAGCAGCTTGCAAAAACGGTAGAAAAAATTGTGACCAACCGTAGGACTAGCGCAAGGATTGAACGCTGTGTTGTTCTCGTTGGTGGAGATATTGTGGAAGGAGAGACCATCTTCTCTCATCAACCATGGACGGTGGACGGTGATTTGTGGGAGCAGGCAATTAATAAAGCTCCAGCCATCATCTCTAATTTTATTATCGAGATGAGTTCATATTTCAGAGAGGTTCATGTCGCTGCTGTCCCTGGCAACCATGGACGCTCTGCTCCTAAGAACTCCTCTGCCTCACCCAGAACAAACTTCGACATGATAGCCACAATCATTACAAGGCTTCTTGTCTCCAATTGCCTAAAGAATGATCGAGTGACATGGGATGTAGATCATGACTCCTTCTATCGTGTTGTCGATGTAGAGGGACATAACCTGCTGCTAGTACACGGGGATCAGATTGCTGGTGGTGGAGGGATTGGAGGCTATCCACTTACGGGCCTTGCAAAGAAGGTAGCCGGTTGGGGGGCGAGTATCCCGGAACCTTGGGAGTCTATCTTCCTTGGGCACTTCCACCGTCCGATGGCAGGAGTAATACAGAGTAAGATGTTCTATGCGAATGGAACAACAGAGAGTGATAACGACTTCGCCCTAGAGATCATCGGAGAATCCGGTAGACCTTGTCAGAGGGTTGTCTTCTTTAATAAAGAGCATGGTCCTATTTCTGATAGTCTTGTGTGGCTGGACTGATGGCTAATAACTTTCATTAGTCCATGAGGTGAATAGGAAAGCAAGGGCACCTCCTAAACATATTGCGCAGATCATTTGTTTTTTATCCACATCTGCTCAGAGAATCCTTCAAGGAATATAACTCTTTCAGCCATACGATCAATACGCTCAGTATTTGATGTGTGTATTTCAGAACATGTATATCCACGAATACTATCTACCTCATCGCACATCTTCTTATTTTCGGCAAGAAGAAAGATCGTACTTACGGATGTGAGAGAGAGGAACGCATAAAGAAGTTTACTTAGAGCCATTTTGTTTATCCTTCCTGACTTTGTAGCCAAGAGCAGCGAGCAGTGCTAGTAAGGCAGTTGTCAGTGCCTCGCTTGCACCAATACTCCATGTTTCTGCTCCAGTCTCATCGACCTGTTTTGATAGGCTGATGAGACCGGAGGAGGGCGATGTTGACCCTCGGTAATCACGAATAAAAGAATCTCGCATACCAGTAAAACTTACCTTGTCTGCTGAGACATTCGGTATATCCCATTCAAACCAGGTAGCTGTTATCGTTTCGTCTCCATTATATGTCTCCTCATATCTGTCTGATGAGCTATCACCACCATGAGCTATCGTATTAGATGACCCATGGGTTTTTCCAGTAATAGATGCCGACCCAGCACCTACACCCCAACGATCAGGCATCAGCATATCTAATGTGCTGCCTGTCGTTGAGCATGCGGATGCAACAAGCATAATAAGACTAAGCGGGAGGCGCACCAGCGTCCTTCTTTGCCTTAATCTTTCTAGCAGCAAAGATACCAGCGACACCAGCAAGTGCTGTAGCTACGGCACCACCGAGGGCTGGATTACCAGTAAACATTGTCGTAAGCATTCCCGTCTGTTCTGCCAGAGCAGGAGCGTTGTCAAGAAGGGTATTGCCGACTGCAACAGCCTGCTCTTCTCCACCAGGGAGCATCTTACCAACAGTCGCACAAGCGGGTAGAATGCATGATGCGGCAGCAGCAGATGTAAGCATAGTTAAGTGTTTCATAATAATTATTATCTAGATTTAGTGGGTAAACCATTGCCAAGATCTTTGACGAATGGAGCGATTAGTGGGTGTCTCATAATACCGAAAACTCGTTGTACTCTTCGGTAGTCAGCTTGTGTGAAATCTCTATTATCTAGGACTCCAGTCTGAATAAAGGATTGCATCATACCAGTAACATCATCAGCGTAAGACATGGTACGTACTTGGTCCATCCATGAATTAGAAAGTCCTCGTCTATGGTAGTTACCATATACATCATAACCCAACAGAGGACCAGAAAAAAGTGTTGCGTTCTCTAGCCCGAAAGTAAAGCCTGAATGTAGGAAGGCTCCACGCGCAATTGAACCGAGGCTCATGCGTTCTTTAAATTTTTCTCGTCCTTCTGGGGTATCTTCGTGAGCGAGCATACCTTTAATCATAAAAGCCAGAGCACCACCAGCGACAGATGAGGCAAGAACATAAAGAGCCCTTGCATCGCTGGCACGTAGGTTTCTTACTACGTAGTTATTAATACTAGACATTCCAAACCCACGGTACTGCAAAGCAATCTTAGTGAGTTCGTGTGCTGTTGGGTTTGCGAAATACCATGTTGGCATATCCATACGACTCTGTCTCTGTACCACAGATTTTACTTCTGCTTGAATTGCCTGGGCAAAGAGGTCTACTGCTCCCTGGTCATCCCATTCACTGAAGTTGTATTGATATGTATCAACACCATCAACAGATGTTTGTCGTTTATATTGTTTTCTTACCTGCCTTGAAATTCGATCCCACTCTTTTCGTGTGAGTCCCATATCAACAAGACGAATATCGTTGGGATATTCTCCTCGAATCATCATATTACCATAGTGAACCATGTGCCGTTTTAAAGCAACATGATCACTCCACTCGGTTATTTTCATAAGACCAGAAACTTCTGTCATCATACGTGAAGCTCCCATCCAAAGTCGCCGCATTACTGCCTGTCGTCCCAGTGCTGTGCTACCACCCTCTTCAACAATACGACCCATCAGGTCCATTCTGGGGATAATCCGTTCTCGTATTCCCATACCAAGCGAGGCCGCAAACTCCCTGAGTGTCACTTTATCTACTTCTGTCACACCACCAACCATGCGACGAAGTGCGGGCATACTTTCTATAAAGCCCTTAACTCCCTGTACCCAGTTAGCAGAGCTTGCCTCTGCAAGAGCAGAAACACCAAAGAGCGCACCATGTCCCATGCTGTATACAATCTGTCGGGACAACTGCATTCCGAGAGCGGCGTCTGTAGCCTCACTAAATGGTTGGTCACGAGCGATTCTCGCCAAAGAATCCATATACTTTGTCCACCTCTCTAGCTCTCTTCCTGTAACGCCTTTATTATGCTCTAGATCGTGAAGGACCACTTCCACCATATCATCTAGATTCTTGAAGTGGTTGGGTCGTCCAAGTTTTATGTTTGCTTCATCGATCATATCCTGAATTAGAATCTTACTGGATGTATGTCGAGCATATCTCCTTGCTCCAGTAAATATATTATAATCAATAAGATCACCAAGACGCACATCAACTGGTTCGCCCTTCCTATTTAATACAGTAGTAAGAATCTCAGTATCCAAACGGATTCTAAACATTTGATGCCGTGCTTTCTTTTCGGTAACCCTAAATGTAGCAGCAATATCTAGGGCTTCTTGCGCTGTATATCCGAAATTCATCTCAAGAATTTTTGCAAGCTCTATTGCTGTAGCTTTCTGATGTGAAGCATCATTAATGAGATTGAGACGGAATTTATTATTTCCAATACTTTTAAGGAACTTTTCTCCAAATTTATATGCTTCTGCTTCAGACAGTTCGCGTGGACCCTTCTCTCCGATTGCCTGTGCAGCTTCCCTAGCTTGCTTGTTGGCAGCAAGAAGACCTTTTTGGAATACCTTTGCAAGTTCCTCATCAGCAATATTTAGTCCAAGCCTTCCTCTATGCATTGCGATCTTAGCACGATCCCAGAATCTGGGGACATAATGAGGATCAGATATAACATCTTCCCATCCCTTGCCATACTTCTGTAGGAACTTAAGCTCACCATCGAAGTGTTCTATAGCCTTTTGTACACCACGACGAATAACATCATGTGAATGCTCGGGAAGTTCAGCAAGAACTTTTCCTGTCCTATCATTTTTGACTCGCCCAAGGATCTCACCGAATTCATCTTGGGCGGTATTTGTCCAGTAAGACATGAAACCTTTCTGATTTAGTTTTCTCCATGTCTGGAATTCCTTCTGGATATGATCAAAGAAGGCGAGGCGCATCTTAACCATTTCATCTCTACCCTCTTCAATACCTCGACGCCCCCAAGGAGATTCTCCCTCAACCGGACGAAGCGTTTTGCCCTTTCTGAGTGGTCCGCGCCATGACCCTTGATCTACTTCATCAACAAGACCACCCCCGATTCGCATTGCCATCCAACGATACATACCACTAAGAGGCATATTCTTTGTCTTATTCCCTATCGAATTAAACATGCCCTTAATGCCTAGCTTGATCCCTGTTACCTTTGCTCCCCAACCAGTGTCGTCAAAGCTCCTTGCACCCCCATCAACAATCTCATCCATGCCATGCGGGGTATCATCAAATGCTTCGGGACTAGGTCTCCCAGGGTTTTCTGCATTACGTACGGAAGCCTTATTTGCCCGTGCTGCTGCTCCGGCTTTTTCTGCTTCGTCGATAATATCATCAACAGATCGTGTCTTTCCGGTCTTCTTACTCCGAAGAAAGAACATCTCACCAGATTCTTGGTCATATATAAAGGTGCCGGTGCGTTCTTGAGGTGCTCGCTTAGCATGCCACCAGGGCTCAGCAGCAGCTTCTACCTTCTCAACATCAGCA